GTAGACACCCGGTTCTCCCAGGTGCCAGCTGATTGGCTTGAGTCTATCCGCTTCCATGTCAACGATGACAAGTCATCTGAGATCGAACTGATCAGCCTCGCTGAGATGCTGAAGTTCCGCAATGAGAATAGCGCGACCGGGAAGCCAAAGTATTACGCCATCGTTGGCGAGAGCTTTGAGGTTTACCCCACGCCAGACACAACGTATTCGACTGAACTGATGTACTACAAGCCGATCCCGGCACTGTCAGACAGCAATACAACGAACTGGCTGCTGACCAGCAATCCAGACGCATATCTGTACGGGTCATTGATGCAATCAGCCCCGTACCTAAAGGACGATCAGAGGATGCAGGTCTGGTCTGTGCTATACTCTAACGCTGTCCAATCCATCAACACAGAAAGCCGTAGAATCCGCAGTGGTGGCTCTGGGCTAAAACTCAAAATTAGGAGCTATTAATGAGCTTTGTAAATGCTTTTGAGACAACTGTACTCCAATGGTCGCTGACTACGGATTCAGTTACTCGACCAACAACCTGGTACGTTGGCCTGTTCACCTCAGACCCAACCGATACCGGCGCTGCAGGAACTGAGGTATCTGGCGGATCGTATGCGAGAACCGCTGTCACCTTCTCTGTAACGGGCGATACGGCAAGCAACACCGCTGCGGTAGAGTTTCCTGCCGCTACAGCCAATTGGGGCTCTGTAAGCCATATAGGCGTACATGACGCATCTACCGGCGGCAATATGCTGGTTCATGCCGCGCTGAGTACGGCGAAGACCATTGCAGACGGTGATGTATTCCGCATCCCAACTGGCGACCTCGACATCACTCTGGACTAATAGATGGCCCTGCGTACTGGCTATGATACTGGTGCGTACAGTGCTGGTAAGTATGGCTACCCACAAGTATGGGAGGCCCAGGCTACCGCTACGCCAAGCGCATCTGCCACCGCTGTAGGCAAGTATGTCTACGGTGGCGCAGAGTTTGATTACAGGCTAAGAACCGGCTACGGGACTAGCGCATACGGTACTAACCAGTACGGCGATCCTGACCTATGGAGAGTCCCGGTTGCTGTAAGCGTGACGTCCGTAGTCGCTCAGGCGGATGGGCAGCGGATACACCTAAGCGGTGCCGCAGACACATCTACAGCTACTCCAGCGGCCGTAGCGCAGCGAATACAGCAGCCAGCGGCGTCGGATAGCTCAGCAGTATCAATTGTCGCTAACGGCTATTTCAGCGCCGTAGGGGCGGCTACAGCAACGATTACAGCGTCTATGACTGACTCATATGTTAGAATTAGACCTTTCTCAGCATCGGAATCTCTAACCAGTGAGGTGTCTCAAAGAGACGCTAGATACAAGTGGATCCCGGTGACTCAACCAACGGATACATGGACAGAAGCATCGTATAGGGGCGATTAGGCATGGCCGACACAACTACCACTACATATGGACTCACAAAGCCCGAGGTCGGCGCATCTGATGACACCTGGGGAACAAAGCTAAACACCAACCTCGACACGCTCGATGACCTGCTGGACGGGACTACGGCGATCGCGCCAAACCTCACCGCAGGCTCATGGCAGGTTGGTGGCGTTGCTGTTACATCAACGGCCGCTGAACTCAATGTGCTGGACGGGATTACCGCAACGGTAGCGGAGCTCAACATTTTAGACGGCGTTACCTCTACAGCCGCAGAGCTCAACATTCTCGACGGGGTAACATCTACTGCTGCGGAGCTAAATATCCTCGACGGCGTTACTGCCACAGCTGCAGAGATTAATTATCTCGACGTTACTACACTAGGAACCAGTGAGGCGAGCAAGGCTGTTACTGCGGACGCTAATGGTGTTGTAACTTTTGATAATGGAACAATTAGCGAGTCAACCGCTCTTTCAGGAACAGCGGTAACGATCAACTTGCAAGATGGCGATAACTTTACTCACACGCTGTCAGGCAACACAACCTACACGTTTAGCAATCCTGCGGCAAGCGGGAAGGTTTCTGGCTTTACGTTAAAGGTTATACAAGACACAACAGCTAGAACAATTACATGGCCTGCGAGTGTTGATTGGGCGGCGGCTACCGCACCGACGCTTAGCACTACATCTGGTGCCGTAGACGTATTTGTGTTCATTACTTATGACGGCGGTACAACTTATTATGGGTTTACTGCTGGGCAGGCAATGGGATGAGTAATCATTTAACAAGATCAATAATTTCTGCGTCTGGTGCAACCGGCGCAAAAGCTGACTTGATGGTTTTACCCCATGAGGATGGGGGCGGCGGTGTTCAGTGTATTGATATATCAGACCCTACGAATATGACTGTGCTTGGGAGCGTAGGCAGTGCCGCTATGACCAAGCCATTTCAACTCAAGCTGGACATTACCAATAACAAAGCATTTGTTATTTGTGAGGATGACAGTGTTGCGGTTATAGATGTTTCAAATCCAAGCTCGCCATCAATTCTAGGTGCTTTGGCGCTAGAGCATAGTATGAAATACTGTGACATTGATCCATCCCGTGACCTTGTTTTTGGCTCTGATTTTAGAAACCCCGGCGGGATTCGGATTTATGATGTAAGCACACCCTCTAGTCCCAGCCTAGCCGGAGTATTAGAAAATAGCGCCTATACTAACGCGTGGGGTATTGCAAATCACAGAAGCAGGGATATTTGTTTTTCGGTAAAAGATAATAATGTAATTGCTTTTAATGTGTCTAATGCAAGCTCACCATCTCAAAGCGGTAGCACTTTAGTTGACTCTACAAATTTAGCCGCCGCAAAAGCAATTAAATTGGATGAGGATAACAATGTTGCGTTTATCGCAAAATACAATGGAATGGCAACAGTAGATATATCCAATACGAGCAGTATGTCTGTGCTAGATATGGTGCAGACTCCCGTTAATAACAGTGATAATAGAGATATTGCTATAGATTTGGAGGCTGGAATTGCCTTTGTTACGTCTGTAAGTCAAGATTCCTTAATGTGTTTTGATATTAGCAATCCAAGCAGTCTTTCGCACATTAGCACTTTGTCGGATGCCACAAATTTAGATGGCGCTAGGGGGGTAAGTTACGACCCTGTGGCTAAAGTTGCGTATGTTTCCTCGTGGTTTCAAAATAAACTTACTGCTGTTGATTGCAGTAACACATCCAGCATGAGTGTTTTAGGTTCAGTTACAACTGGAAGTGCACCGGGCAGAGGGGCATTAAATATAGGGCCGAGAGAAGCAACTAACGGAGAGGAGACGTAATAGATGTCTGAATATCGCATTAGATCAACGGGGGAGGTCAAATCTCAAGGCCAAATCCGAAAGATGCACCCAAATGTTTCAATGCCAAGGGTTTGGAATGAAGATATACATGAACAGCTTGGTATTGATCCTGTTCTTTCAACTCCGCGCCCAGAGCCATCTGGGGCTTACAAAGCTGTAACGCGCAACGGAGTCGAACAAAACGCAGACGGAAATTGGGTTCAGGCGTGGATAGAGCAAGACATTACCGGGGATGACAGGATAGCGCACGATGAAAAAAACGCGCTGGAAGCACGAACAAAGCGAGATGGTTTGCTAACAGAAACCGATCACTTTGGTCTTTCTGATGTCACCATGTCGGCAGAGATGACAACCTATAGGCAAGCTCTGCGCGATGTTCCGCAGCAGGCAGGATTCCCTAGCACAATCACTTGGCCCACGAAGCCAGAGTAAGACATGGCGCTTGTTCCGCTTCAAATACAGGCGGGCGTCTATCGGAACGGAACTGACCTACAAAGTCAGAACCGTTGGCGTGATGCCAACCTAATCCGTTGGACTGATGGCACAATGGGGCCTGTTGGCGGTTGGCGTCAAAAGACTCAGACAGCTGCCACCAATAAGATCCGGGCGATGCTCGCATGGACTGATAACACATCATCCAGGCGCTTTGCTGCGGGTACTTATGACAAGCTCTACGCATATACTCAGTCAGGCGCACAAGCCGACATCACCCCGGCAGGGTTTACAGCTGGGCGAGAGGATGCTTCTGCGTTCACTGGCTACAGCGCAGGCCCATATGGCGAGGATTACTACGGCACCGAGCGCCTCGATAACCTCACGATCCTACCGGCAACAACATGGTCTCTGGACACATTTGGTCAGTACCTAGTTGCTTGTAGCCCGGATGATGGCAAGCTCTATGAGTGGCAACTAAACTCAGCAGTCCCCGCAGCGCAGATTACTAACGCGCCAACTGACTGTATTGGGCTGATCGTTACCGAAGAGCGATTCCTGTTTGCATTAGGTGCCGGGGGCAATCCTCGAAAAGTCCAATGGTGCGACAAGGAGAACAATACGGTCTGGACTCCAGCTGCCACAAACGAGGCGGGTGATATTGAGCTCCAGACGGCTGGCGACATCATGTGTGCGGTTCGTGTGAGGGGGCAGACGCTCATTCTGACAACGATTGACGCCCATGTAATGGGTTACCTTGGCCCTCCCTATGTCTACTCTAGAGAGCGCGTGGGGACGTCCTGCGGCATCATCTCAAGGAAGGCTGCGGCCGTTACCGATCTGGGTGCGGTATGGATGGGCAGGAAGGCGTTCTACACCTACTCCGGTGGGGCGGTATCAAAGGTGCCGTCAGAGGTCTCTGATTACGTTTTCAGCGACATTAACCAATCCCAGCAGTCTAAGGTCTACGCCACAACTAACGCTCGGTATTCAGAAGTCTGGTGGTTCTACCCCAGCGGCGGATCTACTGAGAATGACCGATATGTTGTCTGGAATTACGCAGAGAACACCTGGTCAACTGGCAACCTTGCTAGGACGGCTGCGGTAGATCACGGCGCATTCCGACACCCCATGTGGGCAGATCCTGCCGATAATCATATCTATGAGCATGAGATTGGCTTTGACTATGGCTCATTAACGCCATTTGCAGAGTCTGGCCCGATCATGCTCGCGTCTGGTGATGAGGTGGCGTCTGTGGTGGAGATGATCCCTGACGAGAAGACTCAGGGTGACGTTCAGGCGATATTCAAGACTCGGTTTTATCCTAACGATACTGAGCGGTCATATGGGCCTTACTCAATGTCTAACCCTACATCCCTGAGATTTACCGGAAGGCAAGTCCGTATCAGGGTGGAAGGGGAAAGGCTTGCTAACTGGCGGGTAGGCGTTAATAGGCTTGACATCATCCCGGGCGGGCGTCGGTGAGTGAATACATACCTCAACCGCAGGGCTATGCATGGCAGACATGGGCTAGACGGCTAGTCCAGTATCTAGGCCGAATACGGTCTATTCTGGAGCATAAAGGCACCGGGGAGTCTGCAACGGAAGACGGGATTCTGATGTGGGATACGCAGAACCAGTACCCCGTAGTATCGAGGAATGGCGTATTTAAGCAGATCATTTTGGAAGATGGTCACGCCACTCTGATTAGGACTACAGACGTTACCGCTGCGGCAGTCAATACGGCTTATGCCATCCAATATGATTCCCCTACTGGAAATGTTGGTATTACATTAGATGGCACAGACCCTACGAAAATTGTATTTGAGGAGGCCGGTGAGTATCTGGTGATGTTTTCTGCTCAGATAACGTCAAGCTCATCAAGCACGGTGAACTTTTACTTCTGGCCGAGAGTAAACGGAGCAGACCTTAGCGACGCAACTATGAGGAATGCACTGCACCAAAACGGCTCGACATTGGTTGTGTCTCGATCGGCCAAGATAGATTTTAGTGCAGGCGATTACCTCCAGGTTATGTGGGCGGTAGATAGTACAAGTGGGACGCTAGACGCATCAGCTGCGACTGCATTTGCCCCTTCGGCACCATCGACAACGCTAAATATCACCCGGATGCATGCATGAATGAGATAGAACGATGCAAGCCGTGGATTGAGGCTGCGCTTAGGTTCTCGGGCGGTACGCATGAGTATGACAACGTCGCCTATGCTATACTTCAAGGTCAAATGCAGCTATGGCCTGCGGATGATGGCTGTCTCGTTACTGAGATGCTTTTGTATCCAAAAAAGAAGGTGCTGCACATCTTTTTAGCTGGGGGAAAGCTAGAAACACTGACTGATATGCATGAGAGCGTTATCTGGTGGGCCAAGGCACAAGGATGCTCCGCATTAACGCTATCTGGAAGGAAGGGCTGGGTCAAGGCGCTAGAGTCGTTTGACTGGAAGCCCACAATGGTTTGTTTAACTAAAGAGATTTAATTATGTCAGGCGGGAAAGGCGGTAGCCAAAGCACTAAGGTCGAGATCCCGAAGTGGATGGAAGACGCGGCAAAAAAGAACCTAGCGAGAGGCGAGGCGGTATCGCGCATTCCATTTGCACCGAAGTTTGGCCCCGATATTGCGGCATTCAATGAGGCTGACCGGGCTGCTCGCTCTAACGTCAATGCGATGGCGCAAGCATTCGGAATGGCCGGTGCTGGTGACTTCTCCATGCCGGAGGAAATTGATGTCGGAGGGGTTAGGGGTTATTCAAGCGCACCTCTGTATGAGCAGGCGCTGGAAGAACTAAAGACAAGGCAGCCCGGAACCTATCAAGCCATCATGAGCCAGTTCATTGATCCTATGGGGTCTGGAGATATTGGCACTGGCAACTTTGCCGATATGACACCAGAGCAGCGTCTTGAATATATACGCCGTACTTATAGCGGCGGTCAATTCCCGTTTTAGGAGATAAATATGGCTGGCGGTGGAGCTACAACACCAGCGGGTGGATCTAAAGGCGGCGCTCAGGTAGCAAGGCCAAACGAAAGAACACTAACCAACCCGCAAACCGGGCAAACCATGCAAGTGGTGGCGAATGACCCGCGATTGGCAGGGCTTTCAGATGCTGAAGCGGCGAATGTGGCTTTCGGTTTAAATGGAGCTCAAGCAGCGCCAGTGCCTCAAGCACCAGTTCCTGGATCGGCAACACTTGGCGGCGTTC